TACATTCCGGTCGGCGGAGGCCTTGGACGCAGCGGCGTGACCCCTTCTATCAGCGAGGGCGGTCGGCCCCCTCTCGGCATCGGCAGCGGAGGCTTCACGAAGAACCTCGGCTCCAACGCCCTGAGCGGCTCGCTGAACAATTCGCTGCGGGGTCGGCTCGACTTGGGAGAGAACGGCCTGTCCTCGTCGTCCTTCAGCATCCTCGGTCAGAACCGAACCGTGGCTCCGGTCAATCAGCAGCGTAGCCTCGACAGCCTCGACACTTCGATTGCGGCGGCTTCGGCGGGTGCTACGGCCACGGCCGAGGGTTGGGTCTTCCCCGGCATCGTGAACCCCGAAGTCAGCGACCGCTTCACCCACACCCAAACAATCACCATGAGGGTTCCTGACGACGTGTCCGACCAAATCGTGACTCTCGGTGGGACGTATTCGCTCGGAGGCAGCGAAACCGACACGGCAGTTCTCACGGTCACAATTTCGTGCGACGAAACGGGAGCGAGCGAAAGCAAGACCATTACCCTGTCGGGTGCTGCCGAGCGCAAGACCCTGTTCATGTTCGGCTCACCGATTGACGGCATGGAAACGGGAGGCAACAACGTGACCGTCGAGGTCAAGCGGACTCCCGCATCGGGCGACGACACCGCCGACTATTCCTCGCTTGTCCTGCATAACATCAGGGTCAATTTCCAACGCTTCAGTCTGCCCGGTCGGGGCAACGCCAACGTCTTCAGTCCCTATTGAAGTCGTCGCGCAGGGACAGGACGCCCTTCGCCTGCTTACGGGTGATGCGGGCAGCGTCCATCATGTCCTTCTGCTTCGTCCCCTTGCGAAGAAGCACGGTGAGGTTTCCGTAGTGGGCGAGCAGGGCCTCCGCTTGGTCGCGCTTCATTTTTCCCGCCTTCATCACAGCCTCGACGCGCGGGTCGTCCACATAGACCGGCTTCGGGGCGGCAGCGGGCAGCGCGTGGGAGGCACGGGCGATAAGTCCCTGTCGGTGGTTGGCCGCGAGCCAATCCACGAAGTCCTGCATGGTGTCGAGGTGCATGTAGCGCAGGTTCGGGAAGCGTTGGTTGAGCGTCAGCAGGAAGGACTTGATTACCGCCTTCATTTTTTTCCGCTCCGCCGAAATCTCCCGTGCGGTCGGACGGCGACCGGGGAACCACGGCTTGAGTTCGTGGTTATAGACGACTAAGAAAGGGTTGTCGAAAGTGGCGCACAGGTCGGTCAATTGCCCGACGATGGTGCGCGAGCGACCGATGCCGAGGATGCTACGATAAAGGTCATTGATTTCCTTTGCCTCGACGCCCCAATCACCCAAGATGTAGTCGCCCACGTTTAGTCGTTGAACCCGTGCCTGTCCCTTGGGACTGACGCCACCGTCGCCCATCTCAGCGAGAATCATGTGCTTCAGTCGTTCGTTCTCACGGTCGTCTATTAGCAGCATTATTATATGCACGGGAGCGACGCTATTAGATGCTACCGTCAAACTTCCAACACTTCCCGACGCACATTCCGCGCTCGGAATACCACCGGCAGGACGGCGACCGCTTGTAGTCGAGGTTCGTTCGGATGCCCTGACGGGTCAGGTGAGGCTTGAATCCCTCCCACCCAAGGTCGCTGATGAACGCGAAAATGACCTCTTCCATCTCGGCCTTCTGTTCACGGGACACGGAGGCAGGGTCAGAAAACCACCGTAGTTCTTCTGCGAGGTGTTGCACCAACGCCACCCGGACTTCGTGGCCGGGGTTGCGGACCCGCACGGCTTTGTCCAAGCACGGCGGAATCGGCAAATCCCCGATTGAAGAAACCTCACCCTGAAAGTCTTGCATTTCGACTTCCGGTTCGGGGTTGTCTGCGACCCACTTCACGAAGTCAAACGTGGATGCCGATTCCCGGCCCGTGAAGGGGTCAAGGACCGCCCATTCTGCCTTTGGGGTATCAGGGATGCAGAAGCCCTGCGGGTCGGCACAGAACGCCTCCACAGGCACATTTACGGCCCAACGCTGACGGGTCACGTTGAACGTGCCGGGGATGCGGACCATCTGAGCAGGCTGCCCCACCTTGTCGAGCAGGCTCAGACCCTCGGCCATCAATCGCTGATAGCGTCCGAGGGGTCCGTGAAAGTGGTGTCCAATGACGGGACGCTTGAACAATTGGTGGACGTGAAATCCACGTCCCGTAGCCACCAAGCGAATATCCCCGTCGAGTCGGGCCAAGAGGGAGGCCACATCATCCTTCACCTGCTCAATCGTCCCACGGTCGCCCGCGTCGAAGTCCCACCAAGCACGGTCAATGACTGCGCTCTTCGGGTCGAGCCGCCACGGTCGGTCGGGGTCACGGTCCCTTAAGGCATAGAGGGAGGTGTAAAGGTTGGACTTCCCGTTCAGCACGGAAACATAACGGTGATAAGATGCAGCATCGTCGCACCGCGCCCGCTTCAGCCCAATCTCACGGGGCATACCGAGCAACGACAACACCAACCCTCACGCGTTCCATTGGTGGCCGCAAGTGACGCAGGTGAAGACCGTGATGGACGCAGGGGCGTTGCCCTCCTGTCCGGTCACAAGCCACATCGTTTCCTCGTCAATCAAGCCGCCTTCGCACTTCTCGCATCCGTTTTCCATCGTATCACCCCATAAGGTCGTCACCAATGCCGAGCAATTGCTCGTTGCAGGAGAGGTGGAAATTGCACCATTGGGTGCAGAAATACTCCGACCACTTGATGGGCCATTCGCGGGTCATGATGCCGTGAACCGAAGAATGAAGGGTATTGAACATACCGTTCACGGTGCGCGTCCCGACCGGCTCAAGCACGGCGAGGCCCTGCGTCAGTCCCAAGAAGACCTCGGTGTTGCGCTTGTTCATCATCTTCGTCAGGAAGTCGGGGTTGTCTGCGTCGGGGAAAATGGTGAGGAAATGCGTGGCCGACTCGCCGCGAATCCGCTCGACCATGTAGCGATAAAAGGCCAATTCCTTTCGGGTGCGGGACAATTTGCCCTCGTTCGCGCTGCCTGTCTTCAATTCGACAATGACGAGGCCGCCGTCGGGGTGGCGGAAGATGGCGTCAATCATGCCGACGAGAAGCGTTTGGTAATTCGCCGTCTGCACGACGCCATGCTCGTCCACCCAATCGTGCGTGAAGTCGTATGGGACCATGTGCTTGACTTCCATTTCCACGACCTCAAGACCCAACCAATCGACGGCGATTGCCTCAAGCATCTGAGAAAGGGACTCGACCGCAGGGTCGCCCTCCACGTCATGCTCGTTGGCGGCGCGGTTGAAATCGAGGTCGAACATATAGTCCTCAGGAATGTCGGCTGAGAGGTTCATGGTCGCGGCAGTCAGCGCATCCTCCATGACGGCGTGAACGGCCCGACCGCGCTCGGCTTCGGGGGACGAAGGAATGTCCATCATCGGCAGGGCGACCTGCTCCCACCAATAGCGGCGGGGACACTTGGCGTAGCCGGTGAAGGACGACTTAGACACGCGCAGGTAAATCTCGCCCTCGACCTTGTGTGGGTCATACGAGGACGCACGTTCTGCGTGGTCGTCGTAAATGCGGGCTTCTCCCTCGCTCATACAATCCACTTAGGAGGGGGGGATATAAAGGTTCTCATTCGCCTGAGAAGCCTTCGTCCACGTCCTTAGCGGGAAGGGCAGGCTCAGGCTCAGGCTCTTCCTTCTTGGCCTTCTTGGTCGAGGCCTTCTTCACCGCAGGAGCGAACAGTTCAGCACCGAGCAGGGCGAGGACTTCGGACTCGTCGCCCTCGATAATCCGGTTCGTCGGGAGGCCCGCAGCCTTGGCCTGATGCTTGAGGCCGATGCGAGAGCCGAGAAGGTAAGTGTCCTTGACGCCGTGAGCAGCCACGGCATCAGCGAGAAGCGCAATATCGGAAACGAGGACTCGACCCATAACTGAAACACCTCACGTTTGTCGGATAAAATTGCCCCTCATTCTTCATCATCCGTGGCGTCCATGAGGTCGGGGTCGGTGAATGCCTCGTCGGGGAAGCCGTCGAGCAGCAGGCCGCATTCGGCGCAACGCGGGTCAATCTCAATCCCGTCGATGAGCGGGCGGAGGTTCGTCATGCCGCACCCGGAGCATTCGATTTCGTCAGCCTTCCCCATCTCCTTCAGGAGCGAAAAGAACAGGACGTTGAGGCGGCGCAGGTCAGCAGCCGCGCCGTGCGCGAACAGGTCAATCCGATGGCTGAGGCCGTGAACGACCTCGGTCAATTGGTGTTGGCTCATCTTCTTGGCGGGTCGGAACCCACGGGTCGGCTCGGCCACTATCTCACCCTTGGTATATGCACAATGGGGACACTATATCAAAGCCACACATCAAGTGTCTTCCCCGCCAACGCTCTTAGCACAGGTCCGAAGTCCCAATTCGCCACAGAATAATAAGGCTCAATCTTTTTCACCACGAACCGTTCGCACATCGTCCGCAGGCCGATGCGGTCAATCCCTTCGATTTCGTCCGGGTGGTCGAAGGCCATGTATTCACCCCTGTCGTTGATGGCGCACAAGAAAAAATCACCGTTGCGATAACCCTTCCCAAGCCGCTTATTCGCCCACGCAGCACCGGCAGCGGGACCGGAGAGCGTCTTATACGCGGACAAGTCCTTCGTCAATTTGCCCTTCATGCACAGCAACGTGGGGTCCAACCGTCCCGCCATCACGTCAGAAATCAGGGTGACGATACGGTCGGTCACTTCTGCCTCCGGCTCGTCGCGGAGCAGGCCGTCAATGACCGAACCCATGGCGTCCTTCATCACGGCGGGCATCCGCGACTGCTTCATCTCGATGCCCTTAACGTAGCGTTGCGGTTCGTGGGACGCCCCGTCCGTCCACGTTACGAGGCCGCAATAGCGGTTCTTCTCCATCAGGATGAAGCGGGACGACCACTTCTCAAACTCAACCTCGATGGGGGCCATGGACGCGTTCACGTCAGCGAGAACCCGCAGCCCTTCCTCCGGCGACGGCACAACGCACATCACCGAGTCGGTGTGTCCATAGACCACGGGGAAGCCACGGGCCTCCACCTCGTCCCTCAGACGAAGAAGGGTGTTGCGAGAAGCAAAGGTAATTGCGGCGGCGATTTCAGGATGATAAAGGCTATACTTCGCATCACCCGCCACTCCATACATCGAAGCCACCAATGACTTCGCAGCATATTGCAGGGTGTCGTATCGCACACGCTCCTGTTCCGTTTCTGCTGACTTCATCAACGCCTTGTAATGGTTGCGGAGGTCGGTCATGCGGTCCATCTGACGGCCGAGCAGACCCTTCTTGTCCTGTCGGAAGCACGTCCCGTTGCCGCAGTCCACACCGTCCTCGGAGAGCGTGTCCCACGAAATGTTGTGCAGGTTCACGTTGCTGTGATACATGGCCTTCACGTCGAAGATGCCGATGTTGTCGTGGATTCCCGGCTCACCGTCCATCACGATAGCCCCATCATAGGCGACCTTGGCGAACGGCGTCTTGGAGGGGAGGCAGAAGTCCACCTCCGGGTCAGACAGGACGAGGTTCGTGAAGACCTGCGTGATGTGCGGCGTGGAGCGAATGTCGCATTGGGCGATATGCTGCACGTTGATGAAATAATCAAGGGCATTTACCGCCTCGTTTAGTCGCGGTAGCAGGCGCACGTCCTGACGGTTATAGTCGGTGTATGTCCCAATGTCGGTGTAATAGGTGTCGTGGCCGTCAGGCAGTTCGACCTTCCGCTCACCGAGAACCTGCTCGGCCACCTCGTCCAATTTGTAGCCTGATAATTTCCCGTTCTTCAGTTCGTAAATCTTGGAGAACGCGAGCATCAGGTCAATGCAATTCCGACCGACGATGGGTTGGTCCCAATCCCCGAAGTCGTAGCGGAAGCGACGCAGGGGACTCATGTTGGACGGGCTGAGGCCGACCGCCTTCGCCCTCTCGGAAATCTGCCGAATGTCGGCCCCGACCACGAACCACCCGGTGATAATGTCGGGGTCGTGCTTCCCCATCATCAACATGAAGTGTTGGAGCAGGTCGCGCTCGCTGCTGAAGGCGAGGATTGGTGTGTCGAACGACACCATGTCCAAACCTTCAGGGTGATTCTTGCACGGCAGGGAGTCGTGCTTCCCTGCGGGAACCTTAGGATGCCACAACCATGTGAACAGGCGACCCGTGAAGGAGTCGTGGACGGTGAGCAGGGTAATTTCGCCCGTGCTGATTTTCCATTCGCCGTCAAGATACCAAACCCGATGCTCGTAGTCGGGGATGGGCGCGAGGCCGCGCTTCACGCGGTCAGCCAACACCTTGTTGGTGAAGGGGATGGTTGCCTCCCACGTCGCGTCGGGTCCGGCGTGGTGAATCTTCTTCAGGTCGTATTCGTCAAAGGTTTCGACCTTGACGAGAGCCTCGCCACCGATTCCCCGATAGCCGGGAGTCTTCCGTCCTTCGACCCATTCCGCCGATTCCTCTTCGACGTAGCACCACGGAATATAGTCCTTGATGCGCGTTTCAACACGGTGTCCGGCCGCGTCGCGGTGGCGAACGAGAACGTCGTTCTTTCCAACGGGTTCGACGTTCATACCTCTCCCTTGGGAGAGGGGTATATCAACGTCATGCTTCGTTCGCAGGACGACCGCGTGGGCGGGTCGGGATGCCGTGCTTCTTGAGCCATCCGTGAATCGTCATGGCGGTGACTCCGAATTGCTTCGCGATTCCGGCCATCGTGCGCCCGTTCTCGACGTATTCGGCATGGAGCCAATCGTAGTCGCGGTAAAGCGGCTCATTGGGGACCGAGCCATAGGACACGTCAAGGAACAGGGTGTAGCCGTCCTTCTCAATCGCGATTCGCTCGCTCATGAAATCGGTCAATTCAAGATTCACGGTGATGATTTCCCCCGTGTTGGGGTCGGTCAGGTTTGCCATGTATTTTCCACCTTTAGAACACTATATCAACCGCCCGATTCGACGGGAGGGATGAAGTCGGGGTCGCGGTCCATAACTCGCATCACGCCACAGGAAAAATGAACCTTGTTCTTTTTCGGGCGGTGATACGTCATGGAGGTGAACATGGTGTAGCCACAGCGAGAGCAGCGACGCCACGTCTTCCTCGGCATCAGACGGTCCTCCACCAAACACGCCCGTTGCGGTTGTTTCGGAACGAAACAAGACCGTGCCTCGCCAAGATTTTCAGGATGCTCCCCGCAGACGAGGGCGACAGGTCGATGTGGTTTGGGAGGTAATGCTCGGTCGCCAACATAGCGATTGAATTAGCAGACCTCTCCGCTCCGAACGGGAGGTGCAGAACGAGGACGGCGGCCACAGCAAACTTCACGCTCATTCTTCGCTCGGACATGAAGATAGGTCCGAGCCATTCGTTGAGCATCTCGGCCTCAGGCCTGCTCACGTTCCGCATAGCACCGCAGCGCATCTTGTCCAATTGAAGAGGTGGGAGGGCCACGGCTCCGAGGGGAGAAAGAACCCCGTCGGCGTCATTGGGAGAACCTTTACCGTGTGTTTCGATGGACGCCCCCTCCCTTTGTGTTCACAGGACACCGGCTTGGAAAGCCCATGACCCGTCGTTGAATCGAACGCCGAAGCGATACCCCTGTTCTTCGTGCGTGAAGTCGAAGAAAAATACCCGGCATTCTCCGCCGAAGTGCTTGAACAGGTAATCGAGTCCACCGTCAAACGCCATCTGCACGTCCTTCTCAGGGGGGGAGCAGCCGGAGGTTTCGATTGTGGTTTCGGTCATTCCATAAAGCGGGTCGCCAACAGTCGCGGTGATTGTTCCACCGGACGTAATGTCGAACACGAACCGATTTAGTCGCTCGCTCGCCCCGCTCACAGAAGAATTGAGGGCATCATACACCTCGCTCGCCTCGGCCACGAAGGAGCAGAACGCAGGTATTCGGTTTTCGTTGCGGTCGGTGTATGTGGTCTGCATCACGCTGATGCGGGATGAGAGCAACAGGGACTTCTCATAGAAGGCAAGGATGGATTCGGGGCTGTGGCCGAAGGCCTTGGCCTCAAGGGAGGCTTGGAGGCTCGTCTGCTTCTTCCCCGACTTGAACATGATGTTGTAAGCGTCCTTGACGACGATGCTCACCTGCTCGCCGTGCATCTTGAGGATGGTGAGAACGCGGTCAATGTCCGGCACGGGAACCTTCGCCTGACGGAAAACAGAACATTCACGGTGAACGTAAGTTAGTCCGGTGAGGTCGCGCGTCAGGCTGAGAACGCTCACGTTCCCCTCACCGAAGGAGAGGACGCAGCCTTCAACCTGTGCGACCTTCTTCCCGTCCACGGTCTGCATCCGCTTGGAGGCGGTCAGGACGTGGATGAGGTCGGCCTTGGCAACCGAAGCGATTGTTTCCATCAGGCCCCGCTCCAAGTCAGCATTGGGAGGCCGGTCCATTCGACCTTGTTCCCGCTCACCTTGAGGATGGTGTGGGTTTCGCCAAGGTGTTCCATGTGCCGCCCCTTCATCTCTTCGATGGTGGCCTTGACGACCCAATCGCCTTCACCGAGGGCAGGGTCAGCCTTGATGCCCGCAGCCGTGTCCGCCTTCTTCATGTAGCGGGACAGGAAGATTTGCTGCGAGAACAGGCGCATCGTCCCCTTCTCCCAATCGGGCTTCTCGCCAACCTTCATCAGAACCTTGCCACCGCTGCCGTTATCGACGTAATTCGACACGTCCTTCATGTGGAAGGTGAAGACGACCGCAGGCACGGGCAGACCGTGGAGGCGGGTCAGGGTGTCGCGGAACAGGCGGTTGCGCTCGCGCCATTCCTTCTGATTGAAGGAATCACCCTCTTCGCGAATGACCCCGCGACGCAGGAGCGTGGCGGTCATGGCCTGCTCGCACCACTTCAGGAAGGTGGAACCACCGTCAAAGATGATGCCCGCGACTTCCTCGTCAGCCGACTTCTCGGCCACGATGCTGACGAAGTGCTGCACCTTCTCAATCAGGTTCGCGTAGTCCACGGACACGCCGTCGGCCTGATAGATGGAATCGTCGCGCTCATCAAGCAGGGGCAGAACTACGATTTCTTGGTCGTCGGGGTATGCTGCCTCGATGGTCGCCTGAGCGGAATTGTCCACGTCGAAGACGTAAATGGACCCCTTCGGGCTGACCTGACGGATGAGCGAAATGCCGAGTCCGGTCTTGGCGCAATT